GTAAATATAAGAGAATACGCTGACGGACAAACTTATTTAATCGTAGATGATATATACGACACAGGACACACAATGAATAAAGTCATAGACTTTGTTAAAAAATCAAGAAACAAACCTTCACCAATGCCTAGAGTACTAGGATATTGTTTGTTCGGTAAAGAGAATGCTACTGATATAGTTTATTCTCATGAAACTGATGGCTCCTGGATCGTATTTCCGTGGGAGTATCATGAACCCGTTTGAGTTTGTAAATTCACTAACCTATTCTAAAAAAGACATTATGACTGATCTTAATGAGAGAGAGTACGCTCCCTTTCTAGTTAACAGATCACTATCTTATCATCAAGATTGTTTATTATACGCGAATGAAATGAATCAGAGATTTGACGTTTCTCATAAGTTACAATATCATTATTTACTAAATACTATTAGAAAACGAAAAAGGTTTGCTAAATGGAGTAAACCAGAATTAGCTGACGATTTGAAAATCGTTATGGATTACTATACAGTATCCCGAGAGAAGGCAGAAGAATATTTAACTATTTTGAGTAAAAGAGAAATCGGGATTCTGAAAACAAGAATGAATAAAGGTGGAGTGAGATGAGTTATGACATAGACAATATGTTAGAAATATCGTTTGAAGAAAATGATGATTTCCTCAAAATTAGAGAAACATTGACAAGAATAGGAGTAGCTTCTAGAAAAGATAGAACGCTATATCAATCATGTCATATACTTCACAAAAGAAGTAAATACTACCTTGTACATTTCAAAGAACTGTTCGCTCTAGATGGAAAAGACTCATCAATTTCAGAAAATGATATAGCTCGTAGAAACGCGATAGCTAGATTGTTAGAAGAATGGAAACTACTCAAAATTGTCAAACCATCTCAAGCATCTACACCTCTAGCACCAATGAGTCAGATAAAAGTTTTACCACACAAAGAAAAAAACGAATGGTCTCTAGTTGCTAAATACAATATTGGAGTAGCCAAATAAGAGAGGTTAAGATGATAAATGACTTATCGTATAAACAAAAGAGAGTATTGTTTGCCAAATTAGCTGGAATAGCTTATAAAGACATTAAAGAAGCACGTGCCAGTGCTAAACTATTAGGATTCACAAAAACAGATTTAGTAGACGAAGACGGAGCTCAGACTTATGTTTTCAGTAATAAACATGATGTAACTATAGCTTGTCGAGGTACTGAACCGACTGAACTAAATGATATCTACGCTGATTTAGAAATATTTAAATCTGATTCAGTAACAGGTAATAAAATTCATCAAGGGTTTAAAGAAGAAGTAGATAAAGTCTATGATAAAGTAGAATCACTACTGGATCGAGTAGGTAAGAATAAATACTTATGGGCCTGTGGTCATTCACTAGGTGGAGCGATGTCAACTATTCTTTCACAAAGATTAGAATATAAAGACGGTCATAATATCGATACATTATTTACATATGGTTCTCCAAGAGCCGGTGGTCCTTTATTCAGTAAATGGTGTGATACTAATTTAAATCATCAAAGATTTGTTAATAATAATGATGTAGTTCCATGTGTTCCAACAGTACTTCGTTGGAGACATACAGGTGATTGTTATTATATTAAATCTACAGGTAAAGTTACTCAATTAGGTAGATGGAGTTCTGAAAGAATTCGTGACAAAGGTTGGTCATTATTAAAAACTATTTTGAAAGGTAGATTAGATTTAGTAGCTGATCATAATATTGATGATTACATATTACATTTAGAGAATGATCAAAAACTTGAGAATTCATAATGTACTTTCTTCTTATATTATCACTTAAGAGTATTCTCTCAACTATCATTGGTTCTAGTTTCTATAATTGGTTTCGAACAACTAATTTCGGAATCTGGTTTCAGATGAAGTTAGAAAAATTCATGGAATATTTGTCAGATAAATACAATATAGAATTAGTTAAAAAACAATCAAAGTTCGAAGCTGACTATCCACTAATGATGAAAAGAATAGAAGAAATTGAGAATAAATTAAATGAAAAGTCTTAAAGAGTTTGTAAACTTAAATGAAGATATAAAACCATATAATATACTTCTTTTAACTCATTCAGAAGCTACAGTTCGTGATACTAAAAGTGATCCCGGTGACAGCGGTAGTAAACTACTACAAGATATAGCTAACAATTTAGATATCAAAGTACACATGGCTGACTTTGTTGGTTTAGAAATTGATAAATCTTCAACAGGTCATACACTAAAAGCTTTCACATTCGATAAAGACGCGGCAGTACAATTACCAGATTCTAAAGGTAATGTGAAATATCAAAAACCAATAAAGATTGACCCAGCGAATACTATTGTAATGCCTAGAGGTATCGGTACCTTAGGATTTACGGGTAGTAGAAACTGGTATGATATGATGTCAATGTTAGAATTAGAAGGATATTTTGTTTTAAACTCAATGAAATGTTTTGATCAATGTAATAGTAAGTATATGAGTTATCTTAAATTCTTACATCATAAGATTAGAACACCTAAAACAGTAGCTATAACACATTCTGAAACAGTAGAAGAATCATTTAATAAATTAAAAACAGACTTTCCTGTAATATTAAAATCATCTACAGGTACACAAACAGGTGTCGGTGTTGTAGTAGTCGAAAGTCTAAGATCATTAAAAGCTTTAGTTCAAATGACTTTATTATACAATAAATATTTACCGATTATAATACAAGAATATATTAAAACTGATTGGGATATTAGAGTATTAGTTTGTGAAGGTAAAGTTATAGCAGCTATGAAAAGAATTGTTATGAGTGAAGATGTTAGAAGTAACGCTTCAATGGGTGCTGATACTGAATCACTAGAACTAACAGAACTTGAGACAACAGAATCAATTAGAATCGCAGAAGAATTCGGTGGTCGATTAGTAGGTGTTGATTTAATACCTTCAGCTGATCGAGAGAACGAATTACCATATTGTTTAGAAATAAACGCCAACCCAGGACTCAACGGTATAGAAGAAATATCAAAAGGTAGTCCTACAAAAACCATATTAGAAACATACAAAAACCGTGAAATTTGGCCTGTTTCTACACCTTAGTGTTATAAATACTATAGCAAACCTAAAAAAGGAGTAAATATGATAGATTTCATTAAGGCTAGATTAGCCGAAAGAACATCATGGGACGGCATGACAATAGTAGGATTATCTCTATTAGTCTTAGTCGCAGCGCCTGTAGTCAAATTATTGGCTTGGCCCGCTTTAGTTTATGGACTTTGGACTATTCACAAAGAAGGATGATCCTTGAGTTGACAGACGAAGCGATCGTTAAGCTTCAAGAGAAGACTTCAAAAGAAGATAATAGAAACATTCGAGTAGGAGTTAAAGGTAGTGGTTGTAATGGTTTCGCTTATGTGTTTGACTTTTTAAAGGGTCAACCAGAAGAAGATGATCTAGAAGTAGATTATGGAGCTTTTAGTATCTGGACAAACCAAGCATCAGTAAGTTATTTACATGGTATGCAACTAGACTATCAATATCAGGGTATCAATGAAGGTTTTACATTCATAAATCCTAACGCTACAGCCTATTGTGGTTGTGGTGAATCATTCTCTATCTAAATTTATTAAATAAAACCGAAAAGAGAGGCACCTGTGTCTCTCTTTTTTTATAAATACTAGTATAGTAATGGAGATTACAGTATGGACATATTAGGACTGATCGCAGAGGTCGGAGCACCAATAGCTGGAGCATTAGTGATGGGATTTTTCATTTTTCTGGTTTTAAAACAAATTTTAGACGGAGTGATTGACGATATCAAAACATTAACAGGTTTTTGTAAAATGTTAGAAGATCGAGCCAGAGTTGGTAGTAATGAATTGATAAAAATTGATTTATTAGTAGGTAGTGCTTTAGATTTAACACCTGACATAGATAGAATAGCTCGAGCTGAGAATTATAGAACAAACGAAAAGGGTATACCTCAGAACGTAAAGCTTGATGTGAGGAGAGACTAGTGGACGGGATGGATGCTTTATCACAAGCGATAAGTGAATTCGGGTTCCCTGTTATTATGGCTCTAGGTATGGGTTATTTTATATATTTCGTATGGAAATACATAACTGATAAATTAGAACCTGAATTAGAAACTATGCATTTCGCTCTTATTAAATGTATAGATGCTAATCGAATGTTAGATAACGATATGATACGCCTTCAACAGAAGGTTAAAGTAGTATTAGAATATCGTGAACGACAAAAGATTATAGAGGATGCTGAGGAAAAAGAAGCTTTAGCTGAAAAGAAGAATGAAGTTAAAAAGAGATAGAGAATTATTATTTATTGGATGGGTTTTATTAAGTGTATTTTTTGTTTCACAGATCAAAGCTGATGAACTAACACATAAATTTAAAAATCCAAGTTTCAGTGGTATAGGTACATCAGCACATTATCTTACCATAGAAAACCAAGAGAAATCAAGACGAGACGCTATAGAAAAAGATATAGAGTCAGCTTTATTAGCTGCTCAGAGAGAAGAAGAAAATACTACAATGGCTAAGTTCATGAGGAATTTAGAAAGTAGAATATATTCACAACTCTCAAAACAGTTAGTAGAGTCATTATTTAAACAATGTGATTTAACAATAGACCCAGCATGTGTACAAGCTACATTCGGTAGTTTTGCACTAGAAGGTAATACTATTACTTACCAGAAAACTCAATGTAACACAGCGACAATGGAAGGTTGTGTGATAGGTGATGAAGTTATTGTACTAACGATTGTAGCCGAAGATGGAACAGAGACAGTTATAACTATACCTATCGGTAATGGTCAGTTCGGAGGCTAAGTGAATTTCAAGTTAGGAATGGGTGTTATTGGCCTACTATTATTAAGTAGTTGTGCCTCTATGGTAAGTGTTAAAGGTATACACGATACTAACTGTTCTAAATTTGTTGAGTGTTCAGAAGAACCTACAACAGTAGAATTACCTACACACCAAAAATTATTAAATCTACCACCAGCTACAGAAAAACCTATTATAGCAGTATATAAGTTTTTAGATAAAACTGGTCAGAGAAAACAAAAAGGTGACGCTGCTATGTTTAGTACAGCTGTATCTCAAGGTAGTGAGACAATGTTAATAGACGCGTTGAAGACAGCTGGTAACGGAGAGTGGTTTAGAGTAGTTGAGAGAGTCGGTATAGATCACTTAACTAGAGAAAGGTCTATAGTAAGATCAACAAGAGAAGCTTATCAAGATGAGACAAAGTTAGCTCCATTGTTGTTCGCTGGAATTATTTTAGAAGGCGGAATTATTGGGTATGATACCAATATTGAAACTGGTGGAAGAGGTGCTAGATATCTAGGCATAGGAGCTCAACAAGCTTATCGCAGAGATATTGTCGTAATTCATCTAAGAGCTGTTAGTACATTAACAGGTGAAATATTATTAAATGTACAAACATCAAAGACTATTTTATCGGTCGCTGAAGGATTTGATGTTTTTAAATTCGTTGAGATGGATACTCAACTAGTAGAAGTTGAAGACGGAATGACCGAGAATGAGAGTGTAACCAGAAGTGTTCGATCAGCGATCGAAGCGGCTGTTTACGAATTAATACTTCAAGGTGATAAAAGAGAATTTTGGACTATTCAATGGCCAAATGTCACCGAAGAAGAAAATAATAATAACGAGGAAGAAAAAAATGAAAATGTTAAATAAACTTTTAGCATTAGTATTAT